GATCGGCCCCTTGGACCGACGAGGGGTGGCATTCACCGTTGGGGCCTTCGTAGAGAACCTGCCAGCCGGCGTACTTGCCATCCGGCCCGCTGAAGCGGTTGAACCTGGCGGCTACCCTGGACTCGTCCTCGCCGGCCCTGGCGTACTGGACCACCAGGCGCTCATTGAGGGCGTCGTCATTCCAGTGGGCGCTGCTGTCGGTGGACGTGGCGCAGGCCCCGATGGCGTTCAACCGGAGGTCCATCCTGGCGAGGACGGCTGCGAGGAAGCTGGCTCGGGTGCCGTTGGTCAGGTGCATGGACGGGCGGTAGCCCTGGGGCTCCATGCGGTCCCTGCGGAGGACGATCATGTCCACCTCGAAGGGCACGGGGATCCCGGACATATCCATCATGTCCATCCCCTCCTGCTCCTCCGGGGGGAAGGCGATCTTGACCACGTAATCCACGTCGGCCGCCCAGGTCCCGTAGGACTTCAGGGTCTTGCCCACGTAGGCACCGTGGCCGAACCGGGCGCAGAGGGAGTCAGCCAGGACAGTCGCCTGGGCCATGCCGCGGATGCAGCCTCCGTCCAGGAAGACATCCAAGTCCTTAGGGGTTCTCCCCAGGGCGAGGTCCCTGAGGCATCCACCGCCGACCACCACTGGGCCTACGTAGCCGACCAGGTGGAGGGAGGCCTCCAGGAAGGCGGCCATGCGCTGCGCCTTGTTCCAGGTGTCGCCCTTCTGCATCTCCAGATGGAAGCGCCTGGAGGAGGCCAAGTGGGCAAGGTCGATCTCGGATTGTTCCATGGTCAATCGTCTCCCAAGAAGGTCGTCAGGGGCACGTCGTAGGACCCCGTGATGGCGTCGTAGATGATCGTGGAAGTCTTCCCGATCGAGTTGCCCGTGAAGCGGTCCTTGACGACGCGCACGGTGGCGATCGCCCGCTCGGTGGCCTCCTCCGCCTGCTGGTTCCGCTCCATGCCGAACACGAAGTTGGCGAACATGCCGATGGCGTTGGAGCCGCGGAACTGGCTAAGCCTGACGTGGCCGCCCTCCTCGTGGCTGGGGCCGTCCTTGGGGCGAGCCAGGTGGGAGGCAATGTACATCTTGCACCCGAGTTCCACCGAGAGCTGCGCGGCCTCCAGGACCATCTTGTCGATGAACTTGCGCTCGTCCTCTTCGTCGGCCACCAGGGCGCTAAGGGGGTCCACCAGGAAGTTGGTGATGCCCTCGGCGTGGCGGAGGTATCTGGCGCGCTCCACTACGGCGGCCCAGTCGGCTGCCCCCTTGGAGTCGTTGATGAACAGCTTGCCCCCGCGGTCCCATAGGGTGGTGTCCATCAGGTTCATGGCCTCGCGGAGTTCGTCATCCGTCCAGCCGCACCCACTGTCCTCCTCGTGCGGGATGTGGAAGCGCCTGGCTGCGAGCTTGCCGGCGATGGCCTTCTTGGTGGTGGCGGCTCCAGCCTCGTAGGCGAAGATCGCGAAGCCCTCTGGGGTGTACTCCTTGACGTGGCCGTCCTTGGTGGACCCCGAGATGGTGGACGCGATTATTTCAGCCAACAAATCCGTCTTGCCAATCCCCGTGCCGGCCCCGAAGACGTACAGTTCCTCGGGGCGTCTCCCGTAGGTCCACCGCGTCATGAACTCCCATGGCCAGGGGATCCCGGTCACCGTTGGGTTGAGGCATTGCGCCGTCAGGGTCCGGGCATCGATCACCCCATCCGGCCGGTAGGGCTCCGCGTTCCAGATGGCGCGGGTGATCTCCTCGGCCTTGCCTGCCTGGAGCAGTTCGTTGGGGTCCTTGAAGGAGCCCCAGTTGGCGATGAAGGCCTTCCCCGGAGGCAGCAGCTTGGCACACTCGATAGCGGCCTCACGTCCCTGGGGATCCATGTCGAAGCCGAAGACGACTTTCTGGAAGGTGTTGATCCAGTCTACGTTCTTGGCCACCGCCTTGGCGGCTTCATGGGCACCGTTGGGCACACCGACCACGGGATACTTGTGGGCGTAGCACTGGCTCACCGTGAGGGTATCGATCTCCCCCTCCAGGATGGTGAGCATCTTCCCACCGGAGGACCACTTGTGGCGGCCGAAGAGGTTGCCCTTCGCGGAGCCCACCCAGGAGAACTCCTTGGCGGTTCCGTCGAGGCCCACGTTGCGGATCTTGCAGCCGACCACCTGTCCGTGATCGCTGCGGTAGATCGCCAGGTGCTCGACTTCCCCCTTGGGGTTCTGCCTGACCTGATAGTCCCACTCGCGGCATGTCGCCTGGGTCAGACCACGCGACAGAATGCCCTTGATGGTGCCACTGGGAAAGTTCTCTGGGACAGGTGGCGCAGGTGCTTCGCGTCCGCCCGCTCCAACACCGGATCCTCCTTGGGTGTGCCCACAGGAGAAGCAGTGGGTATGGTCATCTGAGTAGAGGGCGACTGCATCACTGGATCCACATGCGTCACAGGGGTGGCCTTTCGAAACGAACTCGCTGTTGTCCTCAGCCTTCTGTCTGCTGGCCTTTGCCATTGGTGGCTTTCCCCTTGACCGACAGGGGCGCTGGGGCAGTCGTGGAGACGGGCCGGGCCTGGCACACGCCGCTGAGACACATGTGGGCCTCCGAGATGGACTTGCCCTGGATGATCGTCGCGGCCGGCACCACGCGGGTCAGTTCGCAGAGGCCGCAGTGGAGCACCACGTCGGTGACCTCCACAGGGACGGCCTGCCTGGGGCACGTCGCGAAGGAGCCGCACTGGCCGATGTCGTCGCCCGCCCGGCCGCAGTGGATGTTGGGGCACTTGTTCATCGCGTAAGGTTCCTCTTGAGGAAGTCCAGGATGCGGTTGACGACGGAGGGGCTCTCGACGGCGTCCGCTTGGGCTGCTGGCGGGAGGGTCGGCGCGTCGGGGGGCGGACTCGGTGCGGCCTTGACGAGCACCTCTCCGGGTTCCCACGAGGCGTTGTAGTCCCCGGTGGCCATCCGCGAGGCCAGCCTCACAGCGCGTTCGCCCACCTGGCGAGCCCATAGTGAAGCCAGCATGTGGGCCGCCGCCTCGGGGTAGTGTCCACCCTGGACCAGCGCGAGGGTAGCCGTGAAGGTGCCCAAGCCATGGTGCCCATCTTTCGACAGCCACCCCATGTTGAAGCACATGTTGAGGAGCACCCGGCCGCGGACCACATCGAGGGTGTTCGTCCAGGGGGCTCCCATGAAGAGGTGCATCTGGGCCGTGGCGATGTCGGCGCGGAGTTGGGCTACGACCTGATCGCGGGACCAGGGAGCCAGGCTCTTGGGGGTGCCATCCCGGAGGAGCATCCCGTGGGAGGCAAACTCACAGCCCACCCCACAGGTCCACCGCCCGAGGCTGTCCTTATAGGGCACCGTCCGGTAACCCTCATCGCGGGTCAACTCGGCTTCCATGGGTGGGAGACCTGGCGTCACTTGCGGGTGGCTCGCGATCGGTGGAGAAAGGGGGATCCCCTCCCGGCTTGGCTCCGGGAAGGGACGGCGTTTGCGAGAGGCATCCCCCAAGGTAGGGAGACGTAGCGTACCGGGGTCCGCGTCGGGGGAGGCTCGAACCGCTCGGCCACTAAGGGCCAGGAACTCTCGCTGTGTCCGCGCCCAGGGGCGGACGGTCTGGCGTCAGGGGGCTGTTCGCACAGCCATCTACACACCCTGGGCGCAGATGCTCAGTTCGAGATGAAGGCCAGGACGCGGGAGGGCCGGCCCTCGGCAGCCGCAGCGCGCTTCATGTCGGCGGCCACGGTCATGAGCGCCGCGTGGGCTCCCATCACGGTGCCTTTCGACAGCTCCGCGTTGGCCAGCGTCTCGGACCACAGGGCGGCGTCAACGATGATGTTCGTCAGGTGATCGTTGACGGTGTAGACGAAGATGACCGCTTTCTCCTCGCCCTTGGCGATCATCGAGAGGACGCCCTTGGACGAGAGGATCTGGCTGTCGTTGAAGTAGTCGAGCTGCGCCAGCAGGGACTCCACGGCGGTCTCGGTGGACCACACGTTCTTGCAGACGGCGTGGCCGTTCGGGTGCGGCGAGGTCACCAGGTGGTCGATGGAGATGGTGACGGACGCGTACTCTTCGGCCGGCATGGCATCCACAGCTTCTTCGATCTCGGCAGCCGTGCGGGCCGCAGCGTACTTCGACATGAGGGGTGTCTCCTGAGTGTTGACGGTCAGTGTCCCCCGCAGGAGGCAACCTGATATGGCCAACCTACAGAAGGCACCCCTACATGGCAACCGTTATTTTGGTGGCTAGTCGAAGTTGGAGTGGAACGCCTTGTAGAGTTTCTTCCACTCGGCAGGCGTCCGGGTGTCCACCAAGGCCTGCCTCTCGGCGAACTGGATGAGCTTGCCCATCAGCAGCGCGCTGAACTCGACGGCCGTTATGTGGACGCCGGGCTGAAGCCGAGTCGGCCTAGGGCGGCCAGGCTGGGCAGGTTGGGCGGTTCCGACAGCCAGCTTGCGGGGATGGTTCGGTGTGCCCATTTGTACCCATGCTTGTCGGCCCACATGGCGTAGGTCGTCCCCGATACTTTGGAGATGCGCGCCTGGGCGTTGGAGAACACGAAGCGAATATCAAGGTCCGGGTGTTGGCCGCGGACATAGATGTGCTTCTGGCGATCGGCGGTTTGGAACAATCCTTTCGTCTCGATGATTACCCCGTTCGGCAGAGTCAGGTCCGGGGTGTAGTGCCGGCGCTTGGCGGGCTCCTCGAAGGGCACCCTGTAGACCTCGAAGTAGACCGGCAGGCCGGCGTCCTTGATCTGCTGGGT